CGGTATCCGGCGAGATGACCTGCACCGTGTCTTTCAAGTACGACGAGCGCGGAATCATGACCAACCGGCCGTCTTGAATCGACCATTGCATGTCGTTGGTCATGCAGAATTCGCGCAGCTCCTTGCGCACCGGGCCGTAAAGCACCTTGCCGCGCGCCGATGCATTGGCCTGGAATACCACGTCCTTGTTGTCCAACACCGGTATGGTGTTGCCGGGAGTTACCGCCGCCGCTTCCTGCATGGAAGCCAGGAACTTCTGCACTTGCAGGTCCGGCGAGTTGTTGCCGGCCGGCATGGAAGCGATCACGGTGCTGTAGTTGTATATTTCGTCGCCGTCTCCGGCCGTGAAATCCACATAGGAATCGGTCTGGCTCTCGCGACCTTCCCTCGACTGCGTGATCGTACCCGCGAAGATGATGCCGAAGTTGCCGGCGTAGCCCGCTTGCAATACCAGTTGCGAGTACTCTTCGCCGCGCAATTGGTGGGCCTTCGCCTTCGACAGGTTGTAGACCCTGATGTCGGCCGTATTCGGCGTCTGAAAATCACCGCGCTTTACGGTGAAGCGCACGCGCAACTGGCTCAAATCGATGCCGGCGCCGCTCGCAGTGGAAACGATCAACGACAGTTTCCTGCCGTACTGCTCGGTGCCGGGAAAAGTATTAGCCGGCAGATCGGCGTCGTCGAACGTCGTGCTGGTGCCAGTCTGTGTAGCGGTAACGGAGGTCATGGCGGATTAACAACCCAGTAAAGCTTGCCATCGGTGCCGAGATTCTCGAACGTCGGCACGGCATTGGGATCTGAACTGGTCTGTACCCACAAGGCGCCGCCGAATTGCAGATATGCGTACTGCGCGAGAAGATCGGCGCCGGTCACCAACGGAATGCCGCTCAAAATAGGCTTGCCGGAAGAATCCGCGATGTCGACCGTCCAACCACCTTGATCCACCGAACGGTAGTAGAACGTCAGTTGCAGGTTGTTGCCGTTCAAAGCAATGCGCATGTGCTGAGGCGTGGCCTGCAATGGAATTTCGTAAGCCGTGAGCGTCATGGGAAAACCAAAGGATTTTTAAGATACATGTCATTCGTCGGCGTCTGCACCGAAGCCGCTTGCCATGACGGCGCCGACCAGGTACTCGGCGGCGAGATGCTGCCGAAAGCATTGCCGCTCGTCGGCCCTGGGCCTACGGTATTGCTCTTGAGCAACTGCGTACCGACTTCGGAAACCTCGTTCGCGTCGGGTACGTTGTTGCGCTGCGTGATGGGTGGCAACGTCGCCGACGAGGTGTTGACTACCCTGATCTGCCGGAAAGTCGCCGATACCATCAAGGCTTGGGATGTTTTCGGGTCGCGCGTCGCCCTGACAGACGTCATCAGCATATTTGGGTAACTGCGCAAAGACGTAACGAGCAGGAAACGCTTTTGGCTTTGCTGCAGGGCTATTAGTTGGGAATAGACGGCCGCTACGTATCCACCGACGGTCGGTTGTCCGCCGCTGAATACCGAGACTGCCGATGCAATCTGGTTGACGATATTGTTCTGACCGAGTATCGCGCTGAGCAGGTCGGTCGGTACCGAATTGGACCAACCGCAGTTCAACGTAACTTCCGGCATGCGGATGTAGGAGTGATCCGAAACCTCTGCGCCGCGTTCTACGGGATGCTCGGTCACCGTCATCGTATCGGTATGGCTTTCCTCGAGCGTCGCCATGATGGGGATTGAATCGATCTTGCCCTGCGGAACGATATCCACGAGACCGCTGAGGAAATTGAAGCCGGCGGCGATGCCTTGTCCGATGAGGCCCTGCAGCAGTGTATCGCCGAGTGCCATTATCGTACCGTCGGCGCCGCGAACTCGCGGTTGGCAGAGGCCCAAAGTTTCTTGTGCTCGTCTTTCACGATTGCCGCCACCTTATGCGGGTCATTGGACTCGTAGATGTTGATGGTGGTATTCTGCGACAAGTTGAAAGCCCGCCTACCGCGCTTGCCTTCTTCCACTGCGTCGTTGCCGGGGCGTTCCACGTAGTGCGAAAATATCTCGGCATTGCGTTGGGCGTCGATACCGGTATCCGCACGATGCGCCTGCATCAAAGACCATGCCGTTCTGATCTGCGGATCTGAGCTATAGCGTAGTTCGTGCGCGGCGAACATCGTCTGCTGTTCGGCGGTCGACTGATGTATATCTGGGTTGTACCCGGCTTTCTTGGCCCACTCTGAATACTCCCGCTGCCGAGCGGGGTCCCACTGCATCAGCCCCCAATGCTCGCGGCCTTTCTTGTCTACGATACTGGCATTGGGGTTCATCGAGCTTTCCTGGAACATGTTGCTGGCCACACCGATGGCCTGCGACCTGGACAGTCCTTGCTCCATAAGGCCTTTGACGGCGGCATCCAAAGGACCTGCCATGAACTTGCCGATACCCTGCACGCCTTTGAATATCGTACCGCCTACGGCATTGCCGATGGCATCGTTGACTTTATCCGGCAGCAGCTTATTGATGAGCCAGCCGAGACCACCGCCTGCTGCCAAAACTCCGGTGATGGTGAGTAACGTAGTGGCGATACCCGAGAGAATGGCCGACCCCGCGGCGAGTCCCAGCAAGCCGCGGGCGAGTCCCGCGAAGGCGCCGACCAACGACCAGACACCGCTAACCAATGCGAACCCGCCGAGTCTGCCGAAGATAGCCAGCAAGACCAATGCATCGGTAGACAATCCGCCAGTTGCCTTGTCCAAGGCCAGAAACATATCGAGAAGCCAGGAGAGTACCGGCTTGATGACATTGGAATAAGCCTTGCTCAGCGCATCCCATACCTCGCCGATACGTTTGGAAATCAAGTCGCCGTTCTGCATCCACCAATCGAGCAGCTTCTCGAAGTCGTCGAGAATGGCGGCGATGCCCTTGGCGATTTTGTCGGCCAATTGCGGGCCATTGAGGATGAGCCACTCGGTAATCTTGCCCATCGATATGCCGAACTTGCGTTCGAGCACATCGACGACTTGCACGCCCAATCCCTGCAAGACGAGGCCGAGCTTGCGCAAGGCATCCATGAAAGCATGGGAGCCTTCGACGGCATGGTCGAATCCTATACGCTTCAAGAAGGCCTGCGTCTCGGCCATCTTCTTTGCCAAGTCGCCGTTCATGATGGCGAGCATGGTTTTTTCGTCGATGCCGAGGATGTTGGCCAGTTGGTAGTTCTGGAACTCCATGCCGGAACGTTTGTTGGCCGCGAACAGTTTGCCGATGCTCAGCAGCAGGTCCGGCATCTCCTTCAGCTGGCCATTGGCGTTGTAGGCGCTTTCGCCGACACGGCCGAGCAAGGCATTGACGTAACCGCCGCCGGCGGGATTCTGCCTGAAGAAACGCGCCAAGGCCTCGGCCGACTGCAAGGCTTGACCGGCGCCGGTTCCGAACGAACGAGCGGCGACGTCGAAAGCCTTCAAAGCGGAAGCCGCGGAGCTGGTGCGTATGGAAGCGAAGTAGAGCGCTTCGAGGTTGCTGGCCATCTTAGCGACGCCCAATGCGACGGCGGTAGCACCGGCGGTTATCGCCTCGGCGAATCCAATGACGGTTTTCTCGGCTTGCTTGATACCGGCCGAGAATTTCTGGACGGCGGTTCTGTCGTCTATGAATCCGACCTTGACGAGAAACTCTTTGATGATGTCTTGCGCCATTACTTTCTCTCACGCAACTTCGCGGCCAGTCGTTCGTTGTCTTCTCTGACGTCGAGCGCGTCGTTCATGCGCCCGATGTCTATCAAGTCAAGAGTGCCGTCCTTTAGAGATTCGTACAGGCACATGCGCGCCATCACCGGCCGCATGATCCAATCTTCCTCGCCCGGCATCCTGTTCCAAACTACTGCGTCTGGATCGTTTCCTTGGGCGTCTCCTCCAACGATTTTGCTTTTGTAAGGAGACCTGCCATAAAAGGGCCGAGCACCGCCGTGATGACTTTTATCACCAGTGGCATCACGTTGGACAACTCGTTCAGTTCCTGGTACTGCGATATCCTCGAGCCAGGTGCCCAGACAGGAGTCCAGATATCGGCCACCTTTCGCTGAATCGCCGACATGCAAGTGTTGATGATGTACTCGGCATCTTCGTCGTTCATGCCTGCGATGCCGGCTGCGAAAGGTCCCATGAGAGCGGCGACGCCCTCGGGATCGCCCATGACGCCGTTCTCGAGGCGCGCTACTTTGAGGAACACCGGTATCAACGGCGGAATGAGCGGCGACAGCTTCCTGTTGAGATGCCACTGCTCCATGACGTTCAGCGGCTTGACGCGATACCAGATACCGTCCTGTTCGAACTCCGTGGGGGTGAGCGACATGACTAGTAAAGGCCCAGGACAGTATCGATCTTGAGCGAATCAAACGCCCATTCCTGCACGTTGCCGTCTTTGCCGTAGATGACATTCGGCTTTTTCTTGAACGCGCACTTCGAACAGACGGTGATGTCGCCTGAAGTGGTGTGCGACACAGTGATGGTGTTGTTGCCATGCAACGAAGACGACGCCGTCTGGGTATCGTACATCAACTGCAGAGCGGCATTGACCGGCGAGGTCTTCAGCAGCCGCACGGTAACCGTGCCTGACTTGTCGGCGTGCAGCGAGTGCATACCGTTGCCATCGGCGCCGATCAGCATGGTGCTCTTGTCGCCGGCCATGTCGATCGAAATACCTTCGTCCGCCACGGCGGCGCCATAGCCGAAGGCCACTCCTCCGGTAGGACCCGCAAGCGAGGCCACTACGTCCGTAAAACTATAAGTAGACGACATTGAAATGACTCCAGTATTAGGCGTTGACGTTGATGATGAAGTTCACGGTATGGATCGCGCCGGCGAGCTTGATGCAGATGGTGATGACGGGAGACTGCCGGGAGGCGCGAGCCGCTTGACTCTGCGTCGCGACCGGCGGTGCATAGACGTAGTAGCCCTTGCTGAGGGATTGACCGGTCACGATGGCGCCGATTGGCGGGCCATTCCATACACCCGGCGCGATCAAGCCATTGGTAACCGCCTGCTCGAGGATATTGCAGATGGTAGTAACGATCTGGTTGACGCCGGCGTCGGTCTGCGGGATCTTGCGGTTGGTCAAGAGCAAGTTGAAGATCGCGGTTTGAATGGCGTTCTGCAGCCAGTCAGTGCCATGGATGACGTCGAAGTACGAACCATCGGTCATCGTGCCGTTCTGCAGAATGGCGACGCCATTGTTGTAGTTCACGAACACGTTGCAGAATGCCGTCATCAAAGCAGCGGCTTGCGATTCGGTCAGTGTCTCCGGCGTAATGCCGGACTCCTGTTTGAACTTCAAAGTATAGAGCGTCTGGGCGCCGTCGAAGTTAGTGGTGAAAGCGATGCCCATCGCCGCCGCCGCGGCATGTGCAGAAGAAGAACAATACTGCACGAAAGTACGGTTGGCGATCAGCGAATTGGCGATACTGGTACCTGTGCCGCCGACGAGCGCCGCGGCTTCCGCCGTGGATACCGCGAAAATGCGCGATGGCGAAGCCGCCTGGATTGCTGCCGAGACCGCCGTATAATCCGCATCGGATGGCGCCACGGAGGAAGCGAATACCAAACCATACCAAGCCGTCGTCGCATTCAGCAATGCCTGCACCGCAGCCAATGCCGTTTCTGCGGCGATGCCGACGACAGAGTAAACACCGCTGACGGAAGCATTCAAACCCATCAATATCGACAGGTCTGTGCCGGACCCTACGGAGGCAAACGAGACGGTCGAACCTGAGCCGGTCGTCGAGCTCTTGACGGTGAAGCGCGCATTGTTGGCGTCCCATACTACCGTGGCGGCTCCGGAGAATGCAGTCTGAATCGCCGCAGCAATGCCATTCAAGTTAGTGAGGCCTATTAAACTGATGGCGGAAAGATTTTTGACTACGCCATCTACCGTGATGGAGATACCACCATTGGCGATGGCGTTGAAATTGCCGATTGCTTGCTGCGCGGCACTCAGTACTCCGCCTTGTAAAGTACCATGCGTCGCAGTACGCGCCCAGCGACCGACGTAACAGATCGCCGGTTGCGGCGTCTGGCCGAAGAACTCCAAAGCGGAAAGATACTCGGGCGCCGTCGTACCAGAATCGGCGGATACGCCCGCCGTGCCGGAGTACTGGCGAAATCGCTGCGTCGTATCGATCACGTCCGAGTCGGTGAGAATCAGCAAGCTCCCAAAGTTACGTACTTGCGCAGGTGTGGGAGATAGCGATACCTGGCCATTGACGACATCGCT